GAGGTCGAAGGCGAAGTCAAGAACATCACCGAATTCGGTCTGTTCATTGGTCTCGAAGGCGACATCGACGGCATGGTTCACCTGTCCGACCTGTCATGGGACGAACGTGGCGAAGATGCGATCCAGAACTACCACAAAAACGATGTGGTTCAGGCCGTTGTCTCTGAAGTTGACGTTGAAAAAGAGCGTATCTCGCTCTCGATCAAAGCCCTGGGTGGCGACAAGTTCGCAGAAGCGGTTGGCGGCGTGAAGCGCGGCTCTATCGTAACTGTTAACGTGACCGCGATCGAAGAAGGTGGCATCGAAGTTGAATATGAAGGCATGAAGTCCTTCATCCGTCGCTCCGATCTGTCTCGTGATCGCGCTGACCAGCGTCCTGAGCGTTTCAATGTTGGCGATAAGGTCGACGTGCGCGTTACCAACGTTGACAGCAAGACCCGCCGTCTGGGTCTGTCGATCAAAGCACGCGAAATCGCGGAAGAGAAAGAAGCCGTCGAACAGTATGGTTCTTCCGACTCCGGCGCGTCTTTGGGCGACATCCTCGGTGCAGCTCTGAACAACGACTAATCGTCGCTGTTTTCACTGATAAAACGATAGAACGGTGGACCGGCTCAAAAATTTTTTGTTTCGGGCGCATTGTAAATTAGACTGTGCCTTTACGGTCTTGGACTTCTGATTTTGGCAATTCACCCTGGATTTGGGTGGTGTACCCACCGGCGTTTAGTCGGTGGGTTACGTTTGTGATCGACCATGTGCTTGGGATGTTTTGGCGCAGGCCAATCACGCGGAGTTGCCCTTCTGCGCGCAGGGCTGGGTTTCCAATAAGGTTTAAAGACACAGAGTGGCCGGTGCGTGCTTCCTCATCCAACCTTGCATGGGCGGCGCGCTTGGCGCTGCCTTCGGATCTATAAGGGTGGGTGATTTCAAAAACCGGTGCACCTTCCCCAGCGGTGACGGCCTTTTTCTCACCGATCTTCTTATCATGCCAAATGGCTTTGACACTCTTATAGAGAGTGGCTTTGTTTTTGGTGACGCGTGATCCCGGCATCAGCTGAGATTTATAGACCGTTGTTTGCGGCAAGGTGGCCCCGCTTGTGGTTTTGCCTTCACCTTTGCCAAGGAACAAAAGCGCATGGCCCTTGTCTGGCAGTTCTTTCACCGAAACGATGGCATCCTGATCCTGCCCGATGCGATTCAAAAAATTGATATCGCTTTCCGCCCTTTGGGCCAGATACTCATGTTTGATGCGCTTTAGATGATCTGCGATTTTTGGGGTCAGTTGGTGGTCTTCTGCGATAGCCTGCACAATTTGTTCATTTGTGTGCCCATCCCAATTGCGGGTTTTCTGATCTTTGAGCGTGCCGCCAAACTGTGCAGCTTTTGCAGATAAGATCATGCGATCCGGGGCGATCTCATAAGTAACCTCATCCAGAATAAATGTCCCCATGGGCAAAAGAGGCCTGCCCTCATATCCGAGCGCAACATGGATCAATGTGCCGTCTGGTGGTTCTGCGATGTGATTGCCACGGTCATCCAGTTCAAGGCGCAAGGTATCGGCGTTTGTTCCGGCGGCATCGCTTATGGTCAGGCTGATCACCCGCGTCTGGATGCGCCCCATGACATCGACCCCATTCATCAAGACACGGAATGCAGGTTTCATGGTCAGTCCACCAGTCTAATGGTCTGTGGTTTGGGATGCAGCCGGGCGCGGTCTGGCAATACAATTGTGAGCCGCGCGGGATAAATCGGGCCTTTGGCCGCCAAACCCGGATTGGCCTCTAGGACTTTGCGGATATCAAAGGCGTTGTCGCCATAATGTTTGGCGCAGATCGCGTCCAGCACATCTCCTGCAACGGTCTGATAGTTCATATTAACCTCGCCAGAAGAGACGCACCAAGAGCCAGAAGATCAACACCGCGCCTGCGATCCCCGCCGTATTCCTGCAAGGTCACGCCAAATTCAATCTTGAGAGGGGCACCGTTAAAGTATTCGCTGCCCGTTTCCACAACACTGGTGATGTCCCATGGCCCCCAGCTTTTGCCAAAGCCATCTATCAATTCCAGCGCATCACCGTCGTTGGCCATAGCGCGCAGACGGTCCATCTGTCCCCAGCCGCCGTTCCAATGGGGCAACACAGTCCCATTCATTTTGATCACGCCGACATCTGCCCCGATGTGCTGCGTTGCTGATTGCGTGCCAACGCGTTTCAGGACGGCCTTGTTTTGATCATGACGACGCTCAAGAGAGCGGAACTCTGCAGTGGTGATTTTGAATTGAAAGTCACCAAGGATCATTTGAACATCAGTCATCAAACAGGCTTTCTAAATCGTGCTGCGCCTGGCGCGTATGGTCGGCCAGGATCTGGCGCAACCGCGCTTCCATATCGGTGGACACATCACCATTGATGGGAATGTGATAGGTCGGGTTCATCGTAATTGTGACCTGTTTTTCATGACCGCCAATCTGTGCGGCGATGGCTTTGAAATCCACCGCCCCCACCTGAGGCCCAGCAGCGGCAGCCGTGGCCAGCGCACCTGTTCCGATTGCGGCCCCTGTGCTGGATTTGATCAAACCTTGAATATCAAGGCCACGGGTCAAGCTGCCCAGATCCAAGCCGGTGATCAGCCTGCGGGCTTGCCCAGCCATGTCCAACATGCCCCGCAAGGCGCGGTGATGCGCGATGAACCCACCCTTGCTGGCATATCGCAATTCCGGGCCTTCTTCCCCTGTGAGCAACCAGCCTGCGTTAAAGCTGCCACCACGGGCGCGGGCCTGTACCTTTTGCCCCGCCAGTGCAGGCCCAGCAGTGGCCGCAATCTGCAAATGTGCGGATTTTGGCAAAGCATTTTGAATGGATCTTGTGATGTCTTCAACAGCGGCGGTGACTGCATCCCGCTGGGAGCGGATACCTTGCGCCAGAGATTGCATGAGGCGCTGGCCTTCACTGACCAGGCTTGTTGTTTGCAGATCGGAAATCATTTGCGACATGGAGGCTGAAACGACGGCTTGTGTTTCTTGGGCTGCAATGGTCAAAACCGGGTATTGCTGAGCCAGATCCTCAGCCGCGCGGGCGGCTTCCACCAGTGTTTCAGGGTCTTTGAGTTCAGGGAGCGTTGCTGGGCTTGCCTCTATCTCTTGCAAAAGCGCCAGCATGTCCTCTGCACGGTTCACCTCAAAACTGTTGAACATCGCGCCGCTTTCCGTGGCAACCTTTGCGGCAAGGCGCGCGCGCACCTCCTCGATGTCGATCAGCCCTTGTCGATAATCGGCAATCAGGTCCAACCCTTCTTGCCATTCACGGCCCATCACATTGGATGCGCGGTTTTCCAAGCGCACATCAATGGTCTCGCTGGCATCGGTGAACATGCCTTTTAGATCGGGCAATTCGGGAATGATCGCGCCCCAATCCCAATCTGGCAGAACATCCGACCAGGCAAAGTTAAACCAATCGCTGATGTCCAGCGCATCCCGGATTTCATCCCATTTGGTGGTGAATGTGGTTTTCACTTTATCCCAAAGAGCGCTGAACCAGTCAGAAATCGTTTCCCAATGGGTGTAGATGATCCCTGCAGGATGATAGGTGACAAACCCGTTTTTGATGGCATCCCAGCCGGTTGTGACGCCACTTTTGATCGTCTCCCAACGATCCGCAAACCACGTGGTTACACTGTCCCAGGATTTTAGGATCAACGCGTGCGGTGTATAGTTTTGCAGGGTTGATTTGATGGTTGCCCATCCATCGGTTGTAAAGGATTTCACCCCTGCCCAAAGGCGCTGAAAAAAGGCCTTGATCGGCTCCCAATTGCGATAAATCAGATAGGCCCCACCTGCGATGGCACCAACGGCCAAGCCAATGGGATTGGCCAGCAACGCACGTCCAACGCCCATCAGGGCAATTTTGAGAAAGCCCAAAGCGCCAGACAGCACCCGCACGCCCTTGGCCAATAGACCGGTTTTTGCGCTGGTGCCGCGCAACGCGACGCCCAGGAGCAAGCCGCCATGTTTGAGCGCCGCAAAGGTTGTGACCAAAGAGGAGGCAGCAAACAAGACCGGCGCAGCAACTGTGGCCAAGCCAAACAGCCCCACCACAATTGATCCCAACCCGGCTACAAGCTTTGGGTTTTCTTGCACAAACCCGGCAACAATTTGGGCAATATTGGCCATTGGCACTGCCAGCGCATCCAGTGCGGGCAACAGGCCTTCTCCGACTTCTTCTTTAATAGACTGCATTTGTTGGTGAAACAGTTCCCACTTTGATCCGTCGTAAGCATCAACGTTTTTGGCCATCGCTTCGGTGAACCCGGCACCCTTTTGTGCCGCTTCATCCAATGCGCTGGCATTGGCGCGTATTGCGTCAGATTGACCGTAAAGCGCATCTATCAGCTTCATGGCCTCATCGGTTCCAAAAGCCTTTTTGATCTCTGCAGACTCAAAGCCGCTCAAGCTTTCACCATATCGCGCTTTGATGTCAGCTAGAATGTCAGGCATCGCACGCATCTGACCGTCAACATCCAAGACCCGCACCCGAATTGGTTGTTTGGAAGTGATTTTCATATCTTGGAACGCTTCATGGGCTTTGGCGGCGTTTGAGACAAAAGACTTAAGCGCGGTCCCGGCTTCACCGGCTGACATTTGCTGTTGCATCATGCCCAGGAGCGTCAGTTGCTCAATCATCGACATGCCAAGGTTGGTGGCACCCGCACCGGCGCTTTCGATGGCCTGCTGCATCTTTGCGCCATCGGTCTTGAACTGTTGTACGGATTTGGCCAGGGCCGCGCCGAACATATCGCCAAAATCAGCGTCGGACATGTCGGCAAACTGCTTTTTGAAGATCCCGTAAGAGGTTGCAAACAGCGATGTCATACTTTCCGGGACACCCTTTGTGGCCTTGGCCACGGTCAGCGCCGCAGCAGTCATGGCGGCCACACCCTCATCTGTTAGGCTACTGACACCGGATCGAATGTCATACGCCGCGCGCACAAAAGCTTCTGTGGTCAGTCCGACATAGGTGTTTTGCAACCGCCGCCCTTCCCGGACAACAGCTTGAATATCTTGCATTCCCAGCGCGCGCAGATCACCTGTCGCGCGCTGGATTTCCTTGGTGCTTTGTGTGAAATCGCTGATGATGCGCCCGGTTGCAACTTTGATGCCTGTTGCGGCTAAACCTGCGCCGCCGAGTTTCAGGGAAAGCGTCAGGCTTTTGCGCATCCGATCTGTAGAGTCTTTCACCTTGCCTTCCGCGTCTTTCAACGGTTTGGCAAGGTTATTCGCCATGTTCACAAAAACGGATACATCAAGACCACGGTTCATTTCAGGCTCACAGGTTTGATTTATCGAGACTTCAGAAGCTCTTGGGCAAGCTCCACATCATCCAGAAAGTCGATGGCGTCCATCGCGTCCATTTCACTGGGCTGCCAATGATAGGCACGCGACATGAGTAGGCGCGCGGCACGTATGCCACGCCCGTAAGGGTCACCTACTCGGGCGACAACTTCCCCAAAACACCCTGTGTCCAGGCCTGCAAAGGGGCGTAATCTTCGGGGTCCAGCTCATCAATCATCCCGATGGGCTTGCCTGCCAGATCCGCCACCGTTTGGGATGAGGCCGCCAGAGTGTCACCCCTAGCGGATGACAATTTCTTGACATCTGCCATCTTGGGACGGCGCAGGGTGATTTCTCTGATCTCTTCCCCTTTGTAGGTCACGGGAAATTGCAGATCAAAAGTCTTTTCGCGTTCAATTGTCATGTGCCTGTTTCCTTTCTGGTTTGGGGCTTAGCTGCGGCCCATTGCGGCGTTTAGATCGGCCAGAAGGTTCACCCCCCCGACGATGAGTTTGGCGGGCGGCCCCCGGTGCACTTCAAACTCCTGCACGCCGTCGCGCAGGATCTCGCAATACACGATGTCGCCCTTGGCCTTGGTTTTGCTGGGATCACCCGGCTTGAAGCCGCCAAAGTCCGGCCCGCCAAAGCTCACCTCATATTTGTGCACCCAGGAATGCAGAGTGCCGTTGTCATCTGAGGTGGCGCATTTGGCGGTGAACAGGCGGGTTTCGCCGGGGCGCACGTCCACGTAGCGCAGGAATTCCGGCGTTTTGTTCAGCATCTCAAATTCAATTTCCGGTTCTTCAAACCGGTAATTCTTGATACGGGCCGACCAAAGCATATTGGAGCCAAGCAGCTCATGCACCTTGGGCATGAACTTGGGGGGCGTCAGGGTTTCGCAAACGCCAATAAAGCTGTCATCCTCTGAATAGAGGTCAACATCAATGAAGATTTCAGGGATCATATGTGTGTCTCCTCAGATCTGGGTTAGACGGGCAGGATGTTGGCCAGATAGCCGTTGTTGATATGCGCTCTGAATGTGACGCGTTCGGCTTCGCCGTATTCGACGAAATCATAATCAAAGAAGGCATCGCCGCCCTCTTGGGTTTCTGGAGTGTTTACGCCTGGCTCGATCCAGCAGCGACCGCCTGCAATGTGTTCCAGCTCGGTTTCCCGGCGGATCCACTTGTTCATGCTGTCCACGACGCTTTCATAGTAGCGGCGGTTCATATTCCGATCGACCGCCCATTGCATCTGATCAAGAATGGTGCGGGCAAACACATTGATGACGCGCGCGCGTTTGAAGAATATGAACTTTGGGTCCGTTCCCAGACCACGCCCGCCAAGCAATTTGTAACCGCCCTTGGGGTGGCGCACGACTGTGCCAACATGGTTCTGGTTCAACAATTCAGCGCGGCTTGTCCCGTCGCCGCCTCGGTAATCAATGTCCTTCGCAGGCCCATTGATACCGTAGATTTTGCGACTGGATGCGCTTTCCCACCACGGCGTTGCGGCAATGATCCCAGCAACACGTGCGGAGTTTGGCTCGATCACATATTGATCTGTTTCGGTGTCCCAGACGGATACATATGGATCAACCAGCATACCATGCGGCTCATCAAAGTTGCCGCGATAGGTGATGGCGTCCTGCACTTTCCCGTTGGGACCATCCAGGGCAAACACGGCTGCCAGTTTCTTGGACACAGAGGCAAGCTCTGTTGCAACCGCCTGGTGCTGCGAGACGCCAGGCGCAATAAAGATTGAAGGATCAATGCCGAATTTTTGCTTTACGCCAAAACCAGCCTGCAGGCCGTGGCGCTGCTCTGTATCCACGTCAATGCGGCCAATGGTGTTGGAAATCGTTTCCGCCTCATTGGCTCCCTCTGGCAACCGGTGCAGAAAGACGCGTGCGTCCACCTGATCAAATATCCCATTGATGAATTTGGGCGCACCTTCACCATTGCCAAGGCCCGCAATCAAAGACGTGTCATTCTGCCCGGAAATCAGGGTGGTTTCGCCAATTGGAAACTTGGCGGCATCCGCGTTGGGTGCCTCACAGGCGATAAATATGCTCTCATCCGACTTGGTGGCGATTGGGCGCGTGCCGGTATCGTCAAATTCGTGTCGTAAGCCGTGGAAATAACCTTCAGGCATTGGAAACCTCATCATTTGCAGCGTCGGGAGTGGCGGTCATTTCGGCCAGGACTTCTGCGGTTTGGGTGGACCGGTCCAGAACCTCATCCAAAACGGATGTGAGGCCCTTAAGATCAGCGGTTAACATGACCTCCCCGGACTGGATGCGCGCCAAGGTGGATTGCGCCAGGGCAACCACGTCATGATCTCCGGCAAGGCTCTGCATGATTTTCAACCGGCGGCGCTGTGCGTCGTTTTCGGGGTGCTCAGAAATGGCGATCACATCAGCAATGGTGTGCATCAGGAACAGGTCAGCGATATCGGACAAGCTGCCCAGCAAAGACAAAGCGTCTCCGGCCTTGGTTTCGATTTCACGACGCATCTTGAGCTTAGCCGCCGCGGCGATCCCGGCGGCAATGGCCTGTGGAGTGGCGGTCACATCTGTGCCCGCCGGGTAGGTTTTGCCGCCGATGATTGCGACGGCCTGTAGCGTGGTGGTTTGCATTCTGTCCGCCTCCTTAGGTGTTCAGTTCGATGATCGACGATATGTCGAACCCTCGTGCAGGATTGATGGTGCTGCCTTCGATGTCGTGGCGGTATGCCATGATGTTGGGCAGGTCGAAGACCGCTGACAAAGAGCGGATATTTCCATCTGCGCTGTCCTGATGTTCGATCAGGCTTGGCGTGTGACGCACGCCATTTGCGATGATCCCCGGATCAAAAGTGTGCAATGCCTCTTCAAAGCCGATCAGCTCATAGGTGATGCGTACTTGTTTTGCTTCCGGGCGTTCCTTTGAAAAATATTTCAAATCGGTTGCTGCACGCAGGCCGGTCACTGTCGAGCCGGGTACATTGAGGAAAGGCATAGCATCTTCCGTGCCCGTCATGACCAGGCGCATCGGCGTGTGCGGTGGCAGGTTGGTCAAATTGTCCATCTCAACCACAGGGAACCAAGTCCCGTTCAATTCAAATTCAGTTTGCACATCGCCGCCGCCTGGCACCTCAGCCTGTAAATCTTGCTTGATTGAGGCAATGCCGCCAGACAGTTCAACTGGGTCAATCTCAATGGTGGTTTCGGTATCAGCGAACTGCGCAACCCGCAGGCCGAACGCTATGTCCTTGGCGATGTCCTGGTTCCAGGCCGCTGCATCCTGCGTGTAGAAGATCCCGCCGGTGCGGTCATTGTTGGAATTGTAGATTACATTAAACTGACCGTCCGCCGCGACGATAAAGGCGTAGCTCTTGCCCTCATCCAGCAGCACAGGGCGGTCAAGATCCACGGTGCAGCGGTAAGCCGTGCTAGAACCAGCGCCCTGGAACTGTGCATCGTTCACGAATGCGCCATGCGCGATGATCTGGTTAAGATCCGGCTGGCCGAACTGAGTTTCGCAGAGAATGACACGCGGGCTGCTCCCTGCGTAGGTACCAGGCCGGTAGCAGTAAATTTCCAGCCCGGTCAGCACCTTTTGGGCATCTGCGCGGAACGTCTGCGCCATCATGGAGCCCTGCAAGGCAACCTGCTGCGCTTCCACTGTGGTCACGGTGTAGCTGCGCGTTACCACATACCGACGGCGACGATAGCGCAGCCACCGATAATAATGCCCGACGCGCCAGCTTCGGCGGGTATATCTCCGGGTGCGCGTTTTATACTCAGTCGCGATGGGATACTGGTTAACGTTAAGGTTTGATCCGTAGGCTGGCGTGCTGGTAAATCGATTTTCAACGGTTTCTGTATAGTTGGGCAACAACCAGTCACCAATGCGCGCCGCGCCGCCCTCAAATTTCCGATCAACCTGGTTCACGGTGAACCCATCATAGGGCAACCGCAGTCCTTCTTCGACATTCGCTCGAAATAGGGTTTCGGTTAAATCGCTATTGGTGTGGTCTTCCAGATCCAGAGGCGTCCAATAGGTGCTGGCGCGCTCAAGTCCACTTTCGTTGGCAATCTGGTCAATTTCTTGGATCATGCCGCGTGAGAGTGCTTCAAGATCCCCAACACGTGCGCCGAGATTGCCCGCTGAAAGCTGATCTTGCAGATGGGGCACGCTAGGCACTTCAACAACCGTGCCATCTGCCAGCGCCACCGAGACAATACTTGTACTTGAGAGCAGCAAGGGAAAAGCCTTGGTGGCTTCCATTGCATTGTGGTTCAGCTTACGCATCTCTTGCGTAAATGCAGGAATATCAGTCATTCGGACTGTCCTTTCAGTGTTGAAATCTGGGCTTGCAGGGCAAGGTTCTGGGCTGCGTTCTGAGACTGGAATTTCAGCAGCTCAAAAACGGTTGCGTCGATCTGGGTGTTGATCAGAGCCGTGGCATTTGTGGCGATGCGTTGTGACACGTCATCCACATCAAGCGCCTCATAGCGGATCACCAAACCGTCAAAGTTTTCCTCGGTCAGCAAGCCAAAGAACGTGAAGGTGGTGGATGCGTCGATGAATGTGCCACCTGCATCCGGGTTATATTCCGCTGTCGCATAAAGCGTGCCATCTTCCAGCAGCAGGCCAACATGCAGCATTTTCCCTGCTGTCTCTGGCGGAATGTTTCCGGTCAATTCAATCGTATAGGCAGATTTGCTTTCTTTTGAGAGCAACGGCACTTCGGTCCAGACATTCTCCAACTGGGTGGCGTGAACTAAATCGACGGTGCCGCCTGATGAAATAGCAAAGCGGTCCAGCGGTGACATATTGGTGCCATTGAGCAATGCCGCCTGGCGTGCGCTATGGCCCGCTGCAGTTACGTTAAGCCGCATGGGCAACCTCCTTTTCTCGAATGATGCAAAGCAATGTTCCGGCGGATCTGGCGAGACCGCGCAACGGCATGGCCGATGGTTTGATCTGGCGCATCTGCACAGCAAGGCCGCCCGCAGATGTGACATTGGCATTCAGCCTAGTGTTCAATGCGTTGTCTTTGGTGCCAAATGTCCGGCCAAACAAAGCCCCGGCAGAGCGCACGGTTTGCGTGCTATCTTGCTCGAAACGAAAGGCGTAATGCGCTGCAAGGGGTTTTGCCGCGTCGATCACTGCTTTGGCGGATCTGGCTGCCAATGAGGTGTCGCTTGCAACAAAGTTCCCGGCTGCAATGCTGTTTGAAACCGTGAAGGTGCCCGGCTCTGGGCGCGCTTCATGGTCTGCAAACTCAAACCATTCACGAATGACGGCATCAAATCCAATTGCCGCCAGCGCTTCCTCAACCGCGCGCCGTGTGCCCTTCCAGCGGTGCACCAAAATGGATCTACGGATGACTTCACGTTTGGTGTCGGCGGGCCAATTGTGGTCCCAGACCTCTACAGAGTTCTCCCATGCGGGCCAGTGCAACAGGTGTTCCGGGTATGTGTCAGGATCACCAAGCGCGCGAATGATATCGCCATAGCCCAGCTTGCTTTCTGCCATGACGGTTTCCAAAGCGCGCATCAAAATGCTGGTGCGATCCGGTTGTAAGCTTTGTAGATCAGGCATTGCGGCCCCCAATCGTCACTGAAAGCCCGGTGCAATAGGCCGCCTGATGCGGCGCTACAGTCAGATCTGAGGAGAAATCGCCCAGGCTGATATTGTGCAGATTGGCTTGCCATATTGCGCCATGCAGGCCTGCAACCGTGATGTCATAACCAAGTTGATGGCGTTCCTCGGTGAAATTGCGCAACTCTTCCTCTGACACGGCCCGCAACACCTCGGCATCAGGACCGTCAAAGACCGTGATCACCGCATGAGCTGTGTAATGCAGGATCTCAGCGGAACGAACCACAACCTGAGTGCCCAGTGGCGCACGGGGCTGCACTTCACGGCGCACCAGATCCAACAGATCCGGTGTTGCGGTGCCATCTCCTTGCGTTGACAGGATGGTCAGCACGATTTGGGCAGGGGCGGGGCTGGCTGGCTTTGCTGATTTGACCAGAGGCGAGGCATTCAGTGCCCAAAAGATCAACATGCCCTCGGTGCCGCAGGTGGTGTAACTTTCCGGCGCAAGCTGGGTGCGGCGGCGCAGGCGTGCGTCACTCTCCTGGACCTCTTGCACAGGTGGCGTAGCTGCTGGGTCAGCAGGAATGACGACGGCGCGTTCAACACCAAAGCCCGCCGCGATATGGTCCAAGTTGCCGTTCTGTGCAAAGGCGAGCAGCCGCTCCATACCCGCATCTTGCACCTCAGCCCGCAATGAAACCTCTCGGTAGCTATCCTCTTCAAGGATTTGCACAACCGGTTCACTTTCAAGTTCTAAAGTTGCGGCGATTTCAGCCAGTTCCGCATCCGTTGCGCCCAGATCCTTGGCCACTTGAAGCATGCGTGTTTTGCGCTCAGCCAAAATATCTTCAAAATCGGGCTGTTCGATGAATTCAGGAGGGGGCAGCCGGTCAAGATCAATTGGGGTGAAACTCATAGCTCAATCCCTTCCAGCGTGACCAGGCGACCGTTAGGAAGATAAATTCCTTCAATCACAAGGCTTACCGTGCTGTTCACATCTGCACTTGGTTCCACAAACACACGTTCGACATGGATGCGGGGTTCCCATTGACGCAGGGCATCGACGGTGGCCGCAAACATCTGCATGCGCAGGGATTGGGTGATGTTCTTATCCACCAGTTCGGGCAAGTGAGAGCCAAAGTCGCGGCGCATAACCCGGCTGCCAATTGGCGTTGTCAGGATGGTTTCAACGGATTGGCGCAGATGTTCGATGCCTGAAAGGCGGCGACCTGTGCTGCGGTTCATACCTGCAAAACTCATGCTCAGCCCCCCGCAAACACGCTTGATGCGCCAGAGGCCACGGATGAGCCGCAGTCAATTGGATCACCCACACGGCCCAGAGGTTTGCCGTTGGCAAATACGGTTGCAGATCCAGCCCCCAAGCTGCCACCGTGACAAACAGGCACAGGGTTGCAGTGCACAGCCCAGGCGTCACCGACGCGTTGAACGCCAAGACCTTCTGCAAACACGTCACCGCTGCCGCCCGTCGCAGGACGAGGCGGAAATGTTCCGTGACCGCTGCACTGATCTGATATGCGAGCAACTTTGGGCATCAGTTCAGATCAATCCTTGCGCCTTTGATAGAAACGTTGCCGCCAGCCACCAAAGAAATATTGCCTAAGACATTGATTTTCAGATCATTTGGCGATGCGCTGGCGCTGTTTTGACCATTTGCCAGGGCGCAGAGAATGAACCCTTCCTGCGCATCCCCGGAAATCGTGACATAGCCGACCTCTTCGCCTTTGGTGTAAGGCCATGTCTGTTGGGCACCGTTGGCGCGCATCATCCCCATACGCAACCAGCCCGTCACCAAGTCGCCATCTTTGACGCGTGCGGTGTAATCAGTAAGGCGCACATCAACGATCTTGCCCATACCCACCATTCCGCCCAGACGGCGTTCAGTGTCATTTTGAGTTCTGCGGGAATTGCGCATCATAGCACGTACCCCGCTTGTGGGCGTCCGGGATCGGCGTCATGCACATAAAGTTCACCATGGGCATCAAAGCGCAGGGCAGACACAACCGATTGATCACGCACCACATCCCGTGCGTCCTTGAACATCAACCGGGCTTTTGACCACGCCTCACCAAAAGCAATTTGCTGCAACACTGGATCAGGCAATTCCAGAAACATCGGGTCACTTGTCAGGGAGATTGCCAAGAGTTCGGGCAAGGCATCATCCACGTGGTCTATGCGGATCTCAGCGCGTAACACGCCTTCAAAGCTTGCTTTACGCACCCAATCGCCCTTGTGCCCGCCCGCTGGCGTAAACTTGAGTGTTTCGACCGCAATCACAACCGCTTGCGTGTCCCATACCGTATCCAAGGCCTCAGGGAAGGTCTGTTGCAGGCGAATATGCAAAGCATCAGCAGCTTGTTTGCGTAAGCGCATAGGGTTTCCTCAGATCGCAATCATGGAAACAACGCCGACGGACATTTGGTCCTGTCCGGCTTTGTCATCCTCATTGGGGGTGATGATGGCCACCAGCTCCTCAAAGCGGGCGGTTAGGTTTGTCGTGTGATCCTTGACCTCTTCCGGGGTCAAAAACCGATATTCTACGGAGCCTTCCAAACGCCCCACCTTGGCCGCACCGCTCAATGCAAAGGTGTTTAACCAGGCAAAGACACTGGCCAGGGCGCACACGGTATGCGCCTCAGCCCATTCTTGGCTCAGACCTTCAGGAGCCGCCGTCACACCGGTTGCGCGCATCAGATCGCGTTCGCCAATCTTCAGATGCTTGGCAAGCAGATCATCTGGCACCTCTTTGGGGAGATTAGCGTACGCCCGGATCTCATCAGGTGTGACGGTTGCAGCCTCAGACATGACTACTCGCCCAGAACCGCGAATTGCTTCACTGCAATCTCAAAATCAAACGCCATATCGAACGTATATTCGAGAGCGCGGCGGCGATTGTGATAAGCTCGATTGCGATCAACCGTGGTGTGCAAGCCGTAAACAAGGTTTTTCATGGGGGTACACAACACAGAACCGCGCGGCATATCAGGATGCGCCTCAATGGGCCTACCTTTGTAGCGTCGCGCCGGGCTGGCGGTTTGCACTTCATGCCCTGTGACCGGTGCGTTAATCTCGTCCGCGTAATCATCCGCATCCGCTTCGTTCATGACAAACGCCGACATGGATCTGGCTCTATCGTCCTGCCCCTCAAGGATTTGTTTGAGAGTCGCCACCCAACCATCTGTTGCTGGGTCAATGTTGATCTTGGGGGTTTTGTCAGCCTCGCGCGCGATCTGCAGCCAGCCCTTGTTCAAGCGGAGAAACTTTTCTTCTCGGTTTGCGCCAGCTGCATCATCAGCGATCCCGTTAAATCCAAGATCAACGATGTCATTGCCAAGGCGGGTGTTGAACCCTTTCTCAATTTCGGCCTGCAGCTTTGGATTGTCTTTGTTTTCGCGTAGGAAATCCAAAGTCAATGTTGCAAACAACTGCGCATCCAGTGCGGTAAGTTTGCACCCGAATTCGCCTGCGCCCGTCAGATCATCGTCTAACGGTTCTTTACCTTGAGCAACGCGCACCAATTGACGGCGCATGATATCCATCACGTCTACATCGCGGGTCAGCTTGGACATGCGGATGGTGGTGACCTTAGCCAGGAAGCTGTCTTTAAACAGCATGGTGATGAGTTTGGCAGCGCCCTGAGGCGAAAGCCCACCCCCGTTGCGCAGGTCCTCAGGCTCGATCAATCCCTTGGCCAGCGCGACAAAGTCCTGCATGCGTTGACCTTGAAGGGGGCCAGATTTCAGAGTGATAAGGCTCATGCAAAGCTCTCCTCGCCGGTGCCCGTTGCCGGGTCCGTTTCAATCGCGCCCTTGGCCAGCGCCTTGGCAACAGCGTCTTCGACTTGGGTGCCGATTGCCTTGGTCAGCTCGGTGTCAGGGCTTTCCACTTTCGGTTTGATGCCACGAGCCTTGAGCGCGGCATTTACGGCTTTTTCAACATCGCTCTGCTCCGGCTCCACTGGCTCAACGCCAGCAGCTTTGAGCGCGGCGGCCACAGCCTTTTCAACATCGGCCTGTTTGTCAGCTGTGTCGGTGGTTTTGCCGATGCCAGCGGCTTTGAGCGCCTCTGTCACAGCAGATCCGACCTCAGAGCGCACGATATCGCGCACTTGGTCCTCTTTCATATCAATCTCCTCGGTAGGATTTTCGGGGGTGTTCTTGCCTGTCAGTGCACGCAACAAAGCTTTGACAAGCCCTGTATCCGTGTCTTTCTCGGTGTAGCTGGTACGCGGCTCATCCGGTTGCACGCGGGCAATTCCAGCCAAAGAAATGCCCGTCAACTCGCCGGATTTCAGTTTCTTCCATAGATCCGGATCGCCAATCTGGATGCCAACCGCCCATGCGCCCTCTGGTTCATCGGGAAACAGCGCATCGCCTTTACGCACAAGCCAGCTTTCCGCCACAAAAGCCATTTCCGTGGCGAACGAATGCTCTGTGTCGATGTTTTTGAGGCGACTTTCCCGCATGAATTCAGTGGCGGCGCGGCGAATGGTGTCTGTATCTGCAGTGTCGCCATGCGCATCTTCCTGGTCTGGGGCATAGACCACACCATAAGCGCGCATCATTTCATCGTTTTTGACAACCAGATCAAAGGGGGCTGCGCGCTCATTGGGCTTTACGGATTTCAGATGCAAACCCTTGCCTGTGGCAGGTGCCGACACCAGCGAAAGAAAGCTGACAGATAGGTCTTTTAGCTGGGCCAAGGGGCTGTCTCCAATGGGTTTCAACATTTGCTGAAAACAGTCTTGCCCGATTGGAATTCATCGTGAAAGATGGGTAAGCGAGTTCTGGTTTATTACTAAACTTTCAAACGCTTAGGGGAATATCCCGCAGCAGATTTGCCCTGTATCTCTTCCCTCATGAGCAAAGATACCGACACATCCGGCACCGCTGATCAGATCACCATTCAGTTGGAAAAATCTGATGTTGAAACCCTGCTTTCCAGCCGAAATGAGGCGGGGCTGGATGGTGAATTTCTGTGGCCAATTGATCCAAACAATCTGGCAACCCTGTATCGCGCAAGCCCTGAACATGGCCGTGCCATCCAGATCAAGGCCGAAAGTGCCTTTGGGGGCGGTCTGGTTGGGGCTGCAGAACAGATAGAAGACCTTTGCGAAACCGGGGCTGCGGAAATGTTCACGCTCCTGGGGCTGGATCTGGAAACCTTTGCAAACGCTTTCCTGCAAAAGATCCGCTCCAATGATGGGGAACGCATTATAGGCCTGCGCCGTTTGCCTGCGATCACAATGAGCCGCTATCGCGCCGGGTTCATGCAGCGCATCAATCTGCCAAATGGCAACACAAAAAAGATCACTTTCACCCCTGATGAAATCATTCATCTGCGCGAACCCTGCCCAATGGGGCGGCGCTATGCTTACCCCACTTGGATTGGCGCAGAGGGCATGCTTGAACTGGCGTATGCAGCAACGCGCTACAATGCATCCTTTTTCAAAAACAATGCGATCCCTGAATATGCCGTCATCTTCAAAGGTGTGACGCCAAGCGCCGATCAGAAAGCGTCCATTCGTGATTTTTTCCGCTCCGAATTTCAAGGCTTGGGAAACGCGCACCGAACCCTTGTTTTGGCAACCGGGGAAGATGGTGAGGTAGAATTTCAGAAACTAACAGGCGACGTCAAAGACGGGGACTTTCTCAAACTGTTAGACGCTGCACGTGATCGCATGCCGGTGGCGCACGGGGTTCCACCGCGCATGATGGGCATCATGACTGCTGGCGCATTGGGCGGCGGTGGTGAAGTCTCCGGCCAGTTGTTTACCTTTGAGCACCTTACGCTTAAACCCAAACGCCGCCGCATGTTGGACCAGATCCGCCCGCTTTTGAGAGAGCTTGGGCTAAAGCCTGGTGATCCAGACAGGCCTCTTGCTGATAATGAAATTCTGTTCCGTCCGCTGGATTTAACCCCACCAAAGGATGATGCCGAAGACCTGCCCGGACTGGTGCAAGCCGGGATCTTGACGGCTGAGGAAGCCAAGTTGCTTTTTCGCGGGGCCAGCAAACAGTCGCAGAGCGCCACAGAGGCCACAGAAACACCCGTTGAGCGGAGCGCACCTCCTGATCCGATTGAGACGCTGGCCGCGCTCCTGATGCGGCTTTGAGGCTCTGTCGCGCTATGGGTGATACTTCCTCAAACTCCAAACTCCAAAACAAGCCCCATACAGAGGCGCAAGGTGTGGTTCCGCACTCATCATCCATTTCAGGCGATAAAACCTCTCAGGGACTCGCTGAGAGGCTCTCAGGCACATCCAAGAGGCGGGGCCGACCTGCCAAATACACAGGCGCACAAAAAGAGCAGGCATTGGCTGAGTATCTGGCCGGAGACAGCCCCCCGGAGATTGCAGCCCGCATCGGGTGTTCTGATCGCACGGTGCGCGACTGGATCAAGGCAGGGGATTGGTCTGCAGAGCTGCGCAAGCGGCGTGAGACGACGCAAGGGCTTGAAGCCCAAATCCTGCGCCTTACCCGGTTAAAGAACCCTACAAACGCCCAAGCGCAACGGCTGGCCATGCTGTCCAAAACACTGGAACGCATGCAGAAAAACGCTCCAAAGCCCAAGCCGCGCCCCAAAGTGGCCAGCGCCGTGTGCGAAACCGCTTTGGCGCGCGTCACCGACCCGGAATATGGCCTTTACGAATACCAGCGCGAGTTCCTGGAAAGTGAAGAGCGGTTCCGCATCATCCTGAAAGCGCGCCAAATCGGGTTCTCCTATGTCGTGGGCTTGGCGGTGCTGTTGGGAGCCATGGCCGGGCGTCCTCAAATTGTGGTTTCAGCATCAGAGCGGCAGGCGCAAATTATTCTTAACTACGTGCGCCACCACGCCGAACGGCTGGATGTTTTGCTAGAGGTAGATAAGGCAAACAAAATCACCGTCATGGGCGCGGATATCGTTGCCATTTCCACCAACTTCCGTACCGCACAGGGTTGGCCGGGGGATGTCTGGCTTGATGAATTCGCATGGGTGCGCAACCAGAATATGCTTTGGGCGGCGGTGATCCCGTCCATCACAGCCATCGGCGGGCGCGTAACTGTATTCAGCACGCCATTCCTGCCCGGATCTTTGTTCTGGGAAATCGCCACCAACCACAAGAACAAACATAGCCACTGGTGGCGCAGAACCTACACGATTGAGGATGCCATTGCCCAGGGCATGCCGTTGCCCGGCGGTCTGGACGAACTGCGCATGCTGTTTGATAGCGAAAGCTGGGCAATGTTCTATGAGTGCCAGTGGGCGGAAAACGGCTCTGCGCTCCTATCTTGGGAGCTATTGCACTCGCTCACAACTGCGCAAATCATCAAGCCAGATTACGGGCGTTTGCGCGGCGGTATTGACGTTGGCCGTATCAATGACCGCACGGCCATTGCGCTGGTGGGCCAAGAAAGCAACGGCAAAAAATGGAATGACCGTTTTGCGCTGATCCACCATGAAATGCACAAGGGCCTCAAGTTTGATGCGCAAAAAGCCCGCATCCATGAGGTTGACGGACGGTTTGATGTTGAAGGCTGGAAGATCGACAAAACCGGCATGGGTATGCAGCTGGCAGAGGAACTGCACACAGCCAGCCCGGAACGGTTTGAAGGCGTGTGGTTCTCCGCACAGCGCAAGGCCAAGCTTGCACTGAACATGCTGAAACTGGCCGAAGAGCGCCGCATTCTGCTGCCCAATGACCCGGATGTCCTGGCGCAGATGCATTCCATCCAGAAAATCGCCAGTGGCACCAGCATCAAATACGATGCCGAACGCAACGAAGATGGCCACGGCGACCTGTTTTGGGCGGTTGCGCTGGCTGCGGATGGGCGCGGAAAGCCGGGTGGCGCCACCGGTCTTGGTGTGGATGTGCTGTCATGACGCTGGATCTGCAAACCATGGCCCTGAAAGTGGCGGAGAAATTGCGCGAGATTGCAACCCGCCAAGGCAATGTGCCGTTTGATACTGGGGATCTGCGCAAATCGCATGTGGTGGAGCCACATGGATCTGATGGTGCAATCTTATCTGCCAACACGCCCTATGCACGCGCGGTGCATGATGGGCGGCCCGCGCTGACCATAAAACCTAAGAAAGGCAAAGGCCTGTATTGGAAAGGCGCAAGCCACCTTGTGAAATCCGTCACACAGCCCGCCCGCAAAGGCGACCCTTGGCTTGTGCGTGCCGTCGAAGACCTCGAACGCGAAGGCGTCGATTTTCTAGCTCCAGACATTGGCCAAGAGGTGGCCGATCAACTCACCGAAGCCCTGCGCGCGCACGGGCTAGAGGTGCGTCAACGCTAACGTTTCAAACTGTCAAACCCTTGAAAGGACACAACATGGCAACCAAACGAACCACCCCAAAAGCTGCTGGCAATAAGCCGCAATCAGAGGCTGACAGCCAAACAGCCTCAATAGAAACACCTGAGGTGGATACCCCCGAAGCCCCACAAAAGGATCAACCCGCCAAGGGTGAGGTGCCAAAGGATGCACCCCCACCAGAGGAAGAAACCACACCGCCCCCATCGGTTTTTGACCAGGCTGTGCAATTCAGCATGAGCGGTCAGGGCAACGGGCGTGCCGCTTCGGATGCGCGCAAGATCTGGGATGCGCTGCGCTGTGATGACCTGCCCGCACCGCTTGCCGTTGTTGCGTTTGATTGTGCAATCCAGCAGGGAGAAGACATCGCACAGCGCCTCTTGGGCAAGTTGTCCAAGTTCGATGCAGAACCGCTTTCTGAGGATCTCATTGAAGAGTTGGTGCTTGAATTTCTGTCCTGGCGTCTGCGGCGCTACGCGTTCACCGCGAATTCCGCCACCAACATGCAAGCCTGGGCAAAGCACGTGCTGCGCCTGCAGGTCTTTGTCTTAACAGATCTCAAGATCTGATCCGCCTTTCTTCACACACAACATTCTGAGGATATCATGAAACTGATCTCAAATTGGAAAGACATTGCCCTGAATGCGCACAGCATGTGGGCGCAATACCTTGGCCTTTCGTGCCTAACCGTGCCGGAAATGATCTATCTGGTCTTTGAAGTTGATACCAATCCCCGTCTTTGGTGGATCGCGGGTGTGCTCCTGCTGGTCTGGGGGATCATCGGGCGTATCCGGGATCAGGGCATTGACCGATCTAAGACGAATTCCCCTTGGGCCATTGCTGTTATGGCAGTGTTCATGGCCGGTGTCTTAATGTTCGGTCAGGTCCGGGGGCCTAGCAACTTGGACAACCTGGCAGAACCTCAGGCGGCTGCGGTTCAGTCTGCTGCAGATCCGGTAGCGGCCTATGATGCCGCGTTTTTGGAAGTGGCGGTGCCCTTCATCGGTGGATGGGAAGGTTTGCGGCTTGAGGCTTATCTGGACGTCGTGGGCGTCCCTACCGTCTGCTATGGTGAAACCAAAGGGGTGAAGCTGGGCGATAGCTATTCCAAGGCGGAATGTGATGCCATGTTGGCCCGCGAGGTCATAGCATACCGCGACAATCTACGGCCTGCTTTCAGTGAGGATACGATGGCGCTGCGCATGCCGCTTAAGCGCGATGTCGCATTCACCGATCTGGCCTATAACGTGGGTGTTGCTCGATCCGCGAAAAGCACTGCCGTCAAACGCCTGAACAAGGCGGATATTGCGGGTGCGTGTGACGCTATGGGCTGGTTCAACCGTGCGGGTGGCAGAGTGTTGCGCGGGTTGATCAACCGGCGCTCAGCGGCATCCGTGCTCTGTCTGGACGGGTTAGCCTAATGCCCCGGCAATGGCTTCTCGCGTTGGCAGTAGCGGCAATCTGTGCCGCCGCTGCCAGCATATACAGCCTCGGACGCGATAGCGCTGAGGCCGATATAACCACTCAAAATCAGGAGGCTGGCGATGCAGCCGATCAAGCAAGCAGTGTGTTTGGGCGTTGTGCTGATGATGGCGGCGTGTACGACTTCGCAACCGGCGACTGTGAACGGCGTTAAGCGCGCAATTGGTCAAAAGCTGCCCGGCGCACAGGGTCTTACCTTGAAAGACCAGGACCGCATAGATGATACCGTGGCGCGTGGCTGTGCTGCCGGGATCTACCCCGTGGATCTCTGCGACCGCCACACGCAGGCCAGCGCCAAGCGGCGCATGCCGTCCCCAGATGGTGAGGTCTAACGCGCATGTCTACATTCACGCATCCTTTGTTCATTATGGCTGTACCCACTACAGAAACCGGATTGAAACGCTTTCTGCCGCCGGGGTTTCAGCGGCCCAAATGGGAAGTGATAGGCGGGTTTTCCTATGTCGATGTGCGCCCGGATGAATCGGATAGGGAAATCAACGTGCCAGATGGCTTTCCCTTTGATGGGGCCTCTGTGCCTTTGCCATTCCGGCTTTTGGTGCCAATGGCGCACCCCAATTACATCCAAGCCACGGCCCTTCACGATTGGATGTTGGAAAGTGGCCAGTACACACGCCTGTATTGCGATCAGGTATTTTACCGTGCGCTTGGCGTTCTGGGTCTCGCTAATCCTTGGCGCAAGGCAATGTATGTTGCTGTGCGCATTGGTGCACTGCGCTGGCATCTGCGCCGCATCGTGAAAGGAACATTCCGTGCACGTTGAACTCAAAGACATCATCACATGGGGCGGAACATTGGTGGTTGTGGCCGGTGCCTGGTTCAACCTCAAAGGCCGTGTAACCCTCTTGGAAGCGCTCCAAAATCGAGACCGTCAAGACATGAAAACGGGGTTTGAAGATATCAAAAACCACCTGAAACGGATTGAAGAAAAAATCGACAAGAAAGCCGACAAGTAAGGAAAGACACAATGCCTGTAGAAGATCCATTCCGCACACAGCAGTTCGCGCCTGGACTGGAAAGCCCGGCAACACAACATATGCGCATTGAACTTGATATGGTTCTTACGCCACGCCCAAGGGCCATATATGCCAATTCTGGCGGCGTCGTTTTGATTGAGGACGCCAAGGGGAACGTCGAAAATTACACTCTGGAAACCGGCGATGTGCTTCCCATTCGCGCCCATAGAGTGCGCACCTCAGCAACCATAGCTGGGCAAGACTATGAAACCACCGCAACTGATTTGAAAGCTTGGCTCTGATGCGACTGGGAATAGCCCTCAAACGCACCAAACGTCGCCGCACGTTTGATCCCGCGTCTGTGTTTGCGCACGGCACATCAGGCGCATTGTTTGGCTTTGACGCGCCCAACCTGTCCCAAGACGCAACTGGACGCGTGCCAGTTGTTGGCACAGGTGATCCGGTGGGGCTTGCGTGGGATCTTTCAAAAGCGGGCGATGGGTTATCGGCAGCTGGTGAAAACCTGTACTTAGGGGAGTGGTTCACCCGGTCTGGGAATGCACTACAAACAACGGAACACGGCGCGACTTCGATACGTGATGGCGTTAACCCCGCTCTCACCCGTGAAGTGAGCGGGCTAACCATTGGTGCGTGGTACAGGTTCACTGCAGATATCGGCACATCAGAGGCGAGTTGCTTTTTCAGGGTTAACACCACTGGCGACTTGAAGGGGACTACCCTTCTCGACATTCCGGGCATCCAGAATGGAGAGCGTTTTGAGGTGTTGTGGCAAGCGACACGCACAAGCGCGTTTATGGGTGTTGTTGCCGCATCAAATGCAACAGGTGATTATGTTTCGATCAACAACGGGCAGCTGCAAGAAGTTCCCGGCAACCACGCCGTCCAATCCGTGAACCACGACCACAGACCAACACACCAAAGTGATGGTCAGGTATCTTGGATTGAACACGATGGCATTGATGATGGGCTGATCCTCAACACCCGGTTTGGCCTACCTGCAAACCCAGCTCTGACCGTGATCGTGGCCTTGCGCCATGACAACCCCGGCCTTGGTGACGTGCGGGTGTGGACGTTGGGCAATCTCACTGCTGGCGGCATTATTGCTGGCTCCGTTGGCGCGGAAATCTCATGGCGACATAACAACGGCAACAGGACGTTTCCTGGCCTAAGTGCGGGGCAAGATTATGTCGTCGCTTGGGTGCGCGATGAGGGGGCAACATACGGGCAAGAACGTGTGTTCGTTGACGGTATCGAGCTAGAGGGGGGCGGCAGTGTAAACCCCAACAACACGCCATCTGACATCGGCAATCTGTTTAGCCTGAGCCCACGATATGGCGGCAATCGCTTCAAGGGGCGAATGTATGGCAATTTAGTTGCCGGTCGGGCGTTGTCTGATGAGGAGGTATTTAATGCATCCAAATGGCTGGCCGCAAAGCAAGGGCGACAACTATGACACGTGTGACTGCAATCGTATGTGAAACGCTGATGGAAGCGGCAAACCATGTTGAAGTGATGTTGGGCAAGGCGCTCGCACTCAATACGTTTGAACGGGCAGACCAGACAGACGGCCAAAGCAAATTTGCCGTATCATCAGGCGAGTGGACGGAAACGCAGATATCTGGTGTGCAGAACCCGGCCATTATCGACCTTTTACAACGTGCGGGGCGTATGCCAGAAATCGTTGATATTGATCTGGCGCGCCAGGCTCAGGCCGTCACAGACGTGTTTACGGTATCTGATCCCCAAACAGGGGCCGCGCAGGCAATTCCATCCGCCGCACCGGGCCGGATCTTGCTTATCATTGGGGACACACCCGCACCCACGCAAATCTTGAGCGCTGCTGGCCTAAAGCAGGTTGACGAAACGCAAAACGGCCCCGAATAATCGGAGCCGTTTGGGACAATATGGGAGCTCTAATAAGCGCTAAAATCATGCATAGTCCAGTTGCGATAATCCCAATAGGCATCTGCTTCTGTTGGTCCATGGTACTGCATATCGCAATTAAAGTGCGTTCTAACCTGTGCCCCGTAAGTGTTTTGAGCGTCTACATAAGATGCAATTTGATACCGCCATTCTCCACGAGAGGCCTTGTTGGCACCCCAAGGAAATTCAGCGGTTGCAGGAGCCTTAAGCTGAGTTTTTACAAAGTTTTGGCACATAATCAGCGCTTCTGAGGAAAGATCTTCTGCGTCTAACTCGTTAAAATGCCCTTCAAAACGCTCCCGATTGTTCTTTGCTTCAAGTTCGCACCAGCCAAAGACATCAGCAAATTTTAGTTCAGGGCTTTTATTCGCCGCGAAATCGCCCATGCAATTTACATAGTGATCCACATCCGCTGCAGGTATGCCTTTTTGCTCGCTATGAGCAGTGATAAGCTGCTTTCGTTCTGTAGCTTTTCCCTCTTTGTATTGGCTAAGAGAGAGTTCAAAATGACCATCGTTCAACGCTTCTTGAACAGGGCTATTGCTTCCCCACAAGAAAGCCTGTGATGGTGATGCCACCGAAATGAGGGAGAGAGCGAGTAAGCTTTTTTGCATAAATATTCTCCATAAATGAACAAGAGCCTGTATAGTTTCACCGCTAAAACGTGACTAACAGCAAAGCGATATCAGTAAAATTTTATTTGCGCACCTTAAAGGGTTGGTCATTCCTTATCAATTGGACGCCACCACCAATGATTGCGTGGGATCGGGGGCACATCGCCGCGCTCATCTTGTACAAACCCTTTCAGAGCGGTGGCTTTGTTTTCTTGGAAATGAAACACTGCAAAGGCTGCGTTAAACGCCTCTGGATGGGCGATCCAATATGCATCCACCTTGTCCAGTTCTGCCCGCTGATCTTCTGTCAGGTGATCGCGCACCAGTTCATACGCCGAACGCTCATGCAGGCATTCGTCACGATCCAGATCAAAATCCGCATCACCTATGGTGTCATAACATCCGAACATGCCCGCCAACAGCGGCTCTCCCGCCAGATCCTCAGGCTCTAGGCCAAATACTGTGTAAGCCATTTCAAAATTCCTTTTTGGATGCCGCGCCCTGGTTGTTTCTGCGCCGGGACTTCATCGCCCGTTGTTTCAATTTTTGTGCGCCAGTGATGGCTTGTGATCTTGTTTTCAGTCAAATCAACGGCAGTGACTTCAAAGCCTTCACGCGTTTTGCCGCTGGCTTGTGTAATGGTTTTGGCGCGAACAAAGGTGGCATTCAGCACGCCGTTTCGCATCGACAAATACACATCTCGATCCCCACGGCGCACCAAATCTATGGCGGCTTGGCTATAGTCTGCCTGGCTGGTCAACCCAAGCCGATTGCCATGTTTACGGTAATGACCGCGCACAACTTTGGTATGGGGCCAGCGTGCGCTCTTTGCATTGTCGATCACGGTTTCAATATCTTTGCGATTCAACGGCTCTCGATCATAGGCAGCGCGCGTCCAGCGATCAATATCACTGTCACCACTGCCAAAATAAGCCACTGTGATGGTCCGGCAGCGGAAATGGTAGGGCGGCCCTGCTGTGCCACGGTTCAGCTTGGATGTGGGCGTATTGCTGAAATCAGCATCCGCACCGTGCATGGTCCAGGCTGATTTTGCCGCTGGTTCATTGCGATGGCTGATTGCATCCAGATATTCATCACGCTGTTCTCTAAGACGGCTTACCGTAATGATGCGCCCATGCATATGGCGGCAAATCCGGGTTGTCTTTTCATCAAGGTGGGCGCGCACCTGAACATGGGCAATGCTTGCCCGTTCATATCCAGATACGCGCCCCATTTCGCGGGTTTTGGTAGCAGTATGATCCGCAAGGATTTCCCAATACCTCTGCCCGCGCTCCGCGAGTGTTCCAAAATCCTGTGCAAAACGTGCGGTCAACTGATCACGCGTCATGCCTTCTGTAAAGTAATCCTCAAGCGCTTTTGCCATCAGATTTTGTGTGTGCACATTCCAGCTATTGCCAATCCAATAAAGATTGCCGGTTTTCAGGATGTCCAATGCATCAAGATCCGGGCGCTGGAACGCGATGGCAACACCCGTGGCCGTGCCAACTTCCTCTGCACCAATCCGAAACAGCGCATCTGTCAGATTGACAATAGGATCACGCATGGCCGCACGGATCGCATCTGAACCCACAGACGCCTCAAGCACACGCAGGATCATATCCCCATCGTCTTTGGAGAAATCCCCCGGCCCAAGATCTCGCAAACGATCCAGTGCATTGGCAATCCCTTCACGCATAGCATCAGACCAGGCGTTGCTCATCGCCGTCTGTAACTGGTCATAGAGCGCCTGATAGCCCTTGGCATCCTTGATCACCACAGAACGCGCCAGACGGCGGCGCACGGCGGTTTGCAGGGCTTGTTCTGCAATGGTCATTCTATTTTTCCTTTTCTGCTGTTTGCAGGTCTTTGCAGCTCTCACAGAAGGTCCGCCAATATGTATCCGGTGCGATCAGGAACCCTAAGCCAACCAAACGTCGCCCAGTCTCCAAACGTACAAAATCAAGTAGATTTCTCATGATCTTGGCTTCCCATTCTTACGGCTGCCGCGCTTGATACAGCGGCGCATGATGCGGGTGTGTTCTTCTTTCAGATCAGCAAGGCCACGTTCACGCAGCGTGATCCAGCGGTGCAAAATTTCCAGACGGGCCAACTCCTCAGGGCTTGCGCATTGCACCCAAGCCGGGCCGGTGTCGAAAGGGGCAAGGGGTTCATCCCGGCGTGGCCCGATCACCTTAAACAGCCGTTTCGCCTCTATCTCCGCCTTGATGTCATCCTGTAAATCTGGGCCGCCATTGTGACCTATTGCCGGTTGTCCACCTAACTGAGGTGGACAAGTTTCAAGGGATAACGCTTTAACCTTCTGTTTTTTCATCTAATTCACCGAAAAGGTCCGGTAGCTTCTTTTTTTCATACTTGCGCAGGTCGCGGTCTTCGATTTCTTCCCAAGTTGAAAACCGATGACCGCAAATCTGACATTTTCGGTAACGTTGCTTAACTTCGCCTGCTGGTTTGGTGGCATAACAGCGGCCCCGGCCACCGCATTTAGGACACTGCATCATGTCCCCCGTTTTGCTTGCCCTGGCGCACCCATTGTTCCAAGCCGGTGATCACGTCACTGGCCTTGGAACGGCTCAAAAACCGGGCATTGCTGATCTTAGCCGTGCGCTTCACAAAGGATTGCAGCCGCTCATCTTCCAGCCCGTCCCATCCCAGATCCCGTGACAAGCCTCCGATCTTGGCCCATTGCTGAGAGGTCGGGCGATCCTCACCCGCTACCGTTCGGCCAGTGCCACCGTGCGTGCGCTGCTTCAACAGGCCCTCGTTGCGCAAATGCTTGATCAAGGCTTTCCGCTCAGCAGCGGCCAGCTTGCTTGCTGATCGTTTGCCAGTTCGGTTTTCCAGCCAATCCTCATAATCAGAACGGCCATCACCAGTCTTTGAGACATCACCAAACAGCCGCTGGGCAGCGATATGGATCTGCGCCAGATCAGCATTGCGGGTGTTAGGAGAGGTCTTTTTAGGGGTGCTCATAATCGGGGCCTTTGCTCAAATCAGGGGGTGGGCGTTAATCAAAATCAATTTGCGCCGACGGGGGGGTAACGGCAATTCGGGCTGGTCCAGCATCACAAACGCTTCGCGGATGTGGCTTGGCAGGGTGGCAAACACAACTTCTGGGCCGTGTTTGCCTTGTTCAACGCGCAGGGTGACGCCAAACCACGTGGGGCGAGTTTGAGGCTCCGCGCCACGTGATCGGCCAATCATCCGGCGCACGTGTTTTTCCGTGCACCCAACAACTTGCGCGATCTCAGCCGGGGTGACGCAGGATGGGGTCATTGCATCATCTTCTGGGCCGAAGTGAGTTCACGGATCTCATGAGAGTTGCGCACGCGCCCGTCATTGCACCGGTGGGCCAAGCATCCGCTAATCAATGTCATGCGTCCGTCAATCAACATGCCTGCGCCTTCGCGCATGAACACTTCAATATCTTCTGGATACGCAGCCAGATGGGAAACGATAGCACCAGCATATTCAATGCTAGGTTCCCCAGATTGTTGGCATAGCTTTTGAGAGACGTGCGCGATTTGAGCGATCAGATCAGCGGGCATCATGTCATAAGCCCTCCGCAGGTTGAGACGTCTCAGCAGCCGCTTTATTACGGGGGGTACGGGCAGGCCTTTGTGCGTCCAGGATCTTTTGCAGGCCATCCACGTCATACGCCATGCCAGTGGCGCTATCGTATTCGACTTCAAGTTTCAGGATGTGTTTGCCTGCGCGCGATGAAGCGTTGTAGGTTTTCAGCTTTGCGTCGATGGTTTTGTCACTCAAAAGGAACATGCTATTTCTCCTCCTTACGCCACACCATCGCGCAGCACAGATAAGTCACCGACAAGCTTGTCCATTGACAGTGCAATGACCCGTGCTGCATCCGTCATGTCCAAAGTCTCTAGGGAAGAGCGCGCTTCGTCCTGTCCTGCGTCGGAATCGTCGAACTTCCACAGGGTCATAGCCGCCTCTAGGCCATAACGATCTGAAATCCGAACTTTCAGCAATGTGCAGTGTTCGCCTTCAAGTTCACCAAGTTCAATCCAGGCCAAGGTCTGGCCAAATTCATTCTCTTCAAGGCGGGCAAATTTTTGTGTCATTTTGTGTCTCGGTTTTTTGTACGTGGTGCCCTGCGCCGTCAGAGCGGCGCAGGGAAAAGGAAGTTAAGCCAAGTGATCTGCCAAAGACTTGGTTGGCTTCAAGGCAACCACCGTTTTGGCTGGGATCTCGATTGGATCGCCCGTCTGCGGGTTCCGCCCTTTGCGGGCTGCACGCTCTTTGGTGATAAAGGTGCCAAAGTCGGGCAGAGCCACCTTGTCGCCCTTTGCCAGTGCGTCCCGTGTCACGCTGCAAAACGCGTCCAACACATCCTCTACGTCACCTTTTGTGATCTTGGATGTTGCGGAGACTGCTGCGATAAGCTCTGATTTTTTCATAGTTTTCCTCGTTTCCTGTCTAAGAGAGTTAGGGGGTGTTCGGCTTGTCAGCGCCGGTGCAAACCGACTGATGCGCTTTCAAGCCTTTCTGTCCGCGCACGGGCTTGCCGCAGGCGTTACAGATGGTTTTGGAGCCATCGCTCGCAATCTTGGTGGTACGTGCGCCCATGGTTGCGCACCTCACACAGAGGCCAGATCAAGAGGGATTGCGCGTAGAACCCCCTTATTGTCAGCCTCATAAAACCTGATGTAGCTGCGCGATCCGGTGACGCGCACGGCATCAGCAATCGCATCCATAGCTTTGGTCCATTTGGGATCAGAGATTTCCAGACGGCGCAGGCCCAATACGCGCCCGGTGTCGATATTGCGATCTTTGTTCACACGGAACGCATCATTGACCAGCACTTTGATGTTGTCGCTGGACCCCTCAGACCACGCCGAAATGCACTCATCAATCAGCTCTTTAGCAGCATGCAGTTCAGGGCCAAATTCAATAGTTTCCGAGACTTGCACTTGTACAGACATCGACCCATCAAAGGACCGCAAAGTCATGTTGCCCTTTGAGCCGCCCCGCTTTGCGCCATACTGCTCTGCCACCATGGCGCGGAATGCCTGGGCATCCCCCATCGCCAAAGCCTTAAATTTTGCCAGTTGTTCGTTGATGGTTTTTGCGTCCGCGATCAAGCGCTTAACCGTTTCATCCTCCAGTTTGTGGGCGGGCTTGACCTTATCGACGGGCATCAATGCACCCTCGGCATTCATCATGTACCCTTCTGGGATTTGTTCCATTTTCATAGATATCTATCCTGTTTAGACGTTGGTTTGGGGGTTACTGGCCGTGCCCAGCCATCAACTGGGCAGCAGCGGAAACAATCTCATGATCAAGTTGCGCGGTCTCATTGGCCTGCATCATGCGATCACAGGTGTCGGCAAGTTCCAGCGCCGTGCGCCAGTTGCCGCCGCAATCCACGCGGAACCGATGCGCCGTCTTTTTCGTGACAGATCCAAAGCGCGGGGCCAGAAGATAGTTCAGGATTTCGTGCTCTGTGCGGATCTTGTCGATCACCACCCGCTTGGCTCCAATGCGTGAAGCCAACTGGCGCAGGTAGATTTCTACGCGGCCATCATTGAACCGGCGGGCCAACAGGTCAGTGCCGCACAGAATAACAGCTGCGCCGCCTTGATCTGCAATTGCCCGCAACTTTTCCAGCATTGCCCAGGGCAAGTGATTGGCCTCATCAACCAAAATCAAAACGTCTTTAGAACAGTCCTTTAGGCGCTTTAAGAGAGTGTTTGAGGTGCCCTGTTCATCAATGGGGATACCTCTTTCGTTGAAGCCCTGCGCCAGTTCTTGCATCAAGGACTTGGCATTCATGCCGTCCCAACATTCGATGCGCACACCTTCAAATTCATCTTGCAACCATTCGGTAATGGCCGTTTTACCAACGCCCGGTTTGCCGATGATCTGGCCAATGCGCCCGTCGCGCCGGGCCGCTAATGTGGCTTGGCACACCTCATAGGCCCGCGCCGCATTTGGGGTTTTTACAAATTCACTCATCCTCATCCTCCAGGAAGGTCGCGGAACCAATCAAGGCACTTTCATCAATGCCCCATTGGTCATTTGTTCTTGGTTTTGATTGCTTTGGTTCCGACAGTTTGGCTTCAATGGCCGCCTGGTTCATGCGGTCCATCTTGTCGATAATCCCGGCGTTCAGCTCTGCGGCCACCGGGATCTCTGGTGCATCCGGCATATGCGCGTTGTGACGGGCGGTCTCATCGGTCAGAGACAATAGCGCGACATGGCGTTTTTTCTCCGCAATCTGGCGACGGAACGCCTTGCTGCGCCGGTTGACTTCCTCAGCGCCCCGCGTGTCCAGGACACCATAGGTGCGCTCTGGGAAGGCTTGGCAAATCAGCTCATCCCCATCAAAGGCAAACACAAATTCTGGATTGAACGCCGGAACACGCAGGGTGATTTTACGCGCATAGCCAAGCAATTCATCAGCATAATAATAGATCGTGTTGCCACGCTTTGGCGTATAGCTCACCCGCCCGCGATCAGGCACACGCTCCACCTCCTCAGAGAAGGCCAAGGCCAGAACCTCTGGACGCGACAAGACCGTTTTGCCCCAACCTTGATCAATGAAGCCGCGCAGCATCTCATTCGGGCTGGCACCGTTCAAACGTCCATACTGCGGGCGCTTGTGATACCATTCCAAAGCCTCTCCCGTGATGCGCAGGAACTCGCTGGCATCACCGGGAAACGCGATAGGGTCTTTGCCTTTGGCATGGGTTTTCTTGTTCATCCGATCCCCAGCCGTCCAGCCGGGAATGGTGGCAAAAAACACCTGTTCCAGATTGCCGAACGCGCCCTCAATGCCGGGCTTGCCCTTTGCGTTATAGGGGCGTGATCGGGCGATGGCTTCGCGCCCGGATGCCACGCGCTTGGCCACATTCGGATCACCTTGCAGATCATAGACTTTCAGGCCACCTTGGGTCAGGCGGGAAAGCTGGGTAAACCCACTCATCATCGCATCCCAAGAGTATTCGCCGCCATTGTCGAGATAGAGCAATTCTGGCAGGCCCCATTCATCAACCATCGCCTGAAAGCTCATGGCGACATGTTCACGGCGGATGCCTTCCCCCTGTTCCAGCAACACAATCGTGAAATGGATCTCGTTGGTGGCGACATCATACCACGCGATCCCCTTTGGAAAGACCACGGTGCCATCCGGGCGGCGCATCATGATATCCATCGGGTGCACATCGCCCACCACAATCTGGCGCGGCAAAAGGTCTGAATAGTCACGCCGAATGGACGGCATGTATTTATCTTGAAAGACAGCGTTGTCTTTATTCTGAATGGCAATCAGGCTGAATTCGCGCTCCACCTCAACCTTGCGGCGGTTCACATAGCACACCCCAAACTGTGTGGCCTGTTTGGACGTATCGCCACACCGCCCCAGATCCAGCGCATCAAAGGCAACCACATGCAGCCCCCGTGACAGCTCAATCAACCGGGTGGTGGATTTTTCGGTGACAGAGCGCCAACCTCGTTCACCAGAGGCCCAAAGTGACCTTATATATGTTGTCAATTCTGCGCTCACATCCGCTTGCGTCTGTGCATCAATGTGCATCGCAAACAGCGCATCCCAAGCGCGGGTGATTTTCTGGCGCTTTACCCCTGTGTCACCACGTTTCTTGCGGATCAAACCGCTTAGGCCCTCAGCCTCAAACGCATTCAACCAGTTGTATATGGTCTGTTTCGTCACCTGCTTTCGGGTGCCGTTCGGGAATAGGCGCGGCGCGCTTGCCAACTCCCCGATCAGCGCGGCGCGTTCTGCCGACTGACGATCCAGGAGCAGAAGCGGGCGAATAACCTCATGCCGCCAGCGCGCCAATTCCAGATCGGCCTCAAATTTGGCGTCATTCTGATAAGCTTGCTCAGGCACCAACAACGTATGCCCGGTTTGCGTGTCCGGTTTGGCATGGAGCACAATTCCGTGCTCCAAATACCAAGCCTCGCGCAGATCAGCAGGCAGGCTGTCAACATGCACTTGCAATGTCTTGCCGCCACGCCCACGCCCGGTTTGCTCTTCGCGTACCAGAAGATCGCAGCCGCGCCATGTGCGCTTGGCAAGGGCTTTACGCGCAACTCGTTCTGCAATGTTCGCGAGTTCGGCAACTGTGTCGGACGCGATCCATTTTGTGGGGGTCCTTTGTAGGTCCTTTGATGGGTCCTTTGAAACAATCTCGGGAACATCAAAGGACCCACCCTGGATCACCTCAAACTTACGAAGAACTTGGCCCATTCTCAGCGTCTCCGCTCGGTCATCTGCTGACAGGTGATGCAGCGCACCGCAAAAGGTGCAGCTTCACGGCGCGCCGGTTCAATCTCTTCGCCGCAATCAACACAGTCGATGCGACCGCGTGTATTGAGCGCACAGGACACCTGCTGAATGGACCGCTCTTGTTCTGCCTGCACTGCGCCTTGCGCATATTCCAGAAACCGCTCATCCATCACGCTGCCGCCCCTTTGAGGCGTTCTGCTTCCATGATCATGCGCTTGGTATAAGCCGCCTCTACAGTGGCTGGGTTCGCGTCAGCTATCATGCGCTCTAGCAATTTCTGCCCACGCGCACCGCCAGATTGCCCATAGGTGGCAAGGCTGGCTGTATTCACATTCACACCCTCATTGCGGCACCACTCTGCAAAGCTTGTGCCTTGGGCACGAAAAGCCCCCACAATCACCTCATGCAGAATTTTGCCGGGCTGGAACATTTTATTTTTTACTGCCATAGTGCCTCCGGTATTCACTACTTGTTTCTACTGTCTGCAATAGTGATAGTCATATATTGACCACTGGTCAAATGAAAATAGTCATAAAATGACTAATTGGGGGCTAAGTGTCTGATTTTGGGTCAAATATTGCCGCACTGCGCGAACAAAAAGGGCTTTCTAGAAGCGCTATGGCAGATATGCTCGGTGTAAACCCCAATAAAATCAAACATATAGAGACTGGATACCAAAGGGCAGATCATGAGTTTTTAGCTAAGCTAAAAGCTGTATTCTCAGTAAGCGTTGATCAATTATTGACTGGTCAAGCTTGTGGTGCCAGTCAAAATATGACCAATTCAATCGCTGCAGACTTTATACCGATACCACGCTTTGATATTGAAGCGTCAGCAGGCCATGGCTCGCTTACCTCAGGTGAGGAAGCAGTGGGCGCTTATACCTTCCGAAAGTCTTGGTTAGATCGGCGCAATCTAAAACAAGAAAATTTGGCCGTCATCACGGTGACTGGCGATAGCATGGAGCCTGACCTCTTTGATGGTGACCGCATCGTTGTCGACCGCAGTCAAACTGCTATATACGATGGCCGTATATATGCTGTTCATTTCTCAGATGGCTTATTTGTCAAACGCATTCAGCGCCTTCCAGGTGATCGCGTCTTGCTGATCAGCTCAAACAGCCGGTATTCGCAAATACACTTAGACCACACAGATCTTGTCAGCGATCTTGATGGCGGCAGCTTTAAAATTGTTGGCCGCGTCGTCGCCTCAATGCACGAATGGTGA